CATTACCATATGATGGAATTCATCACAATCAAGAAAGATACACTAATTTTAATTTATTTACATTCTCTTATATAAAAGAACACTTCATATCAATTAATAATAATTTGCTAATTGATGAAATGATAATATTTTTCAATATGAGTAAAAATGCGGTTTATGTCAATCTCAGAAAATTGCCAGATTTACAGACAAATAGAAATGGAATATCTCGAGGCGAAGAATCGCTCAGAGAATTTGTAAATTCATTGACACAGTACAAATTTCAAAGTACGAGAAAAATCATTGAGCCACTTGAATTGGATTTATATAATGATGAATTGAAATTTGCGCTAGAATACAATGGCACATATTGGCATTCAGATTTGATTGATGATAATTATCACCTTAAAAAGACTGAAATGTGCGAAAGTATCGGTATTCATTTATTTCACATATTCGAAGATGAATGGATTAATAAAAGAAATGTCTGGGAATCGATAATTAAGTTAAAATTAGGAATTTATGATAGAAAAATCGATTTAAATGATTGTACAATTAAAAATAGTTTAGATGTAACTCAATTCATGAATGAAAATAGTTTAGAATTAACGTGTTCTTTATATAATAGAGATGGTTATTATTTAAATTCAGAGTTGATTTATGTCGATGGTATCAATTTACTTAATGTAATGGTAATTAATGAACCAGAAATATTCAAGAATAGACGTTGGACATTTAATTTCAGTAATATAACTAGAATTCCAACATTTAGGATTGTTGATTCTGATAGAAAATTATTTGATTGTGGTACAACATTAATTAGAGGTTCCCATTCCTGAGAACCTCATAATTTGGTTTGCTTATCATACACACTATGACAAGTTATAATGTTTTCGGGCATCTATTCCGATTGCATTATGAGGCTTGGCTGCTGATTGCCTCGAGAGGCTTTCCAGCAGTTAAATAAGTTTTTCGAAGCACTTCACAGTACTAAGCGACAAGCAATTCATCGTATTGATATTTGTAGTTACCACAAGCTACTACGAACATTGAATTTACATTCATGTTACCAGTTTTGCGCCAATCTACAAGGTTACCTACAGCAATAGTTGCTTTTTTACCAACAACGTCTGCATATTCTGCACCAATGAAAGCCATGCAATCTTGACGATTTTCAACAAGTGCTACTGCACTCGCGCCACCATCAAGTTCATTACCGATGACAATATCGATCATTATATTCGAATTGATTCGTTACATCAATCCCGTTGCATCGTCAATACAACTGCTCATAATTTCTTATGAGATTAGACTATATCATGTTCTATAATAGAACCTTACCTTTTCCATTTAACGTAGAATGACGAGATGATTACTCTCAACTACGACCACTTGGCTGTACTCTACTCCCTTTCGGTTTCGATAGTCGTTGAACGTTCCAGGATAACCTAGCTTCGCTGCTGATTGTCTACTGCTTTACCAGTTTAGATTTTCCAGCAATTAAATAAGTTTTCATTGATGTATCACTACACCAAGGGACATCAGTTTATCCACTTCTTCTTTATTTCCGAACAATTCATATGCATTAAGCAAATCATCTGCTTGAATCGAACTATCTGCAGCAAACAATGGCACAAGTACAGAACCAGAAACACCATTTACTGAGAAACAATAATCTTCGACATCTACTGTATTTGCAGTATTGTCTTTTGCGAAAATATACAATGAATTTGAATTGATAACATTTTCAATGTAGATAGATTTGTTATTGTGATCTTTCGCAGCAACATCAAAGCTAACTGTGAATGTTTCAACAACAACTGAATTTTCACGAACTACGATACCAACTTCAGTACCAGTAGGTGCATATTCAAACAAATCATCAAGTGAAATACCATCGAATGCAAGTGAAGGTGTAACCGCGCCAAAAGCAGATGCTTTAGCAATTGCGATTTCAACGTTAGAACCCCATGCACCGACTGAACGTGTGATGAATTTAATTTTAGCATCTGCGCCGCTCATTGCGATTGACGTTTCAAGTGCTTCATAATCAGCTGCATTTTCAATTGCAATCAAATCGCCTGCATATTCATCTGCAGTTGTAGCGACTCCAGCAATTGACGTAGCTTCGATTACGCCATTCATAGCAGCAGCCCATGAATTTACAGCTTCGCCACCAACAATTGAAACTGCATCAGCAAACAATCTATCAAGAGTGATTTCGCTAGTTACAGAATCAACTGCAGACACACGATATTCACCAGTGAATGTTGCGAACGTAATTAAATCACCTACTGTAACCAATGTAACGTCAGTCACACCAACGATATCATCAGTTGCGCCCATTGCTACAACGGTAAGACCTGCAATTGCGGTAGCGGTACCATTGATGTTTGCAGCACGACTAACTAACAACTTATTACCATACTGCAAAAAGTTATATGCAGCATAGAAGTCATTATAGTTAGTTGACGAGGGCTCGCCATAAAAAGTCAATAAATCTGCTACACTTGTAATAAGTGTAGAAATACCTACTGGACCTCTATGAAAGTCGCCGGCGAATACGCCAACGCTGTTTGATACAGTCGGTACGATTGAACTCGCATCGATTTCTTGGACGAATACGCCCGGTGATAACATTTCTGCCATTTTCTTACTCCTTTGCATTACATCTAGTTCAGATAAAGTTGACACCTGTTTAGAAAACCGCGTAATTTATTTCTCAAGAGAAAAACCAGTGGACGAACCTACTGGGAATACGTTTGGGGCTAAAATTAGTTTATAGACATCGCGGTCTGAAATCATTTCATTAATAATCCTCGTCTTTATAAAAGTTTGCATATAATTTATTTTTTTCTTCACTCTGAATATTTTTAAATTCAGTTTCAACTTCTTCTTTGCTCATGTTGAAAATATCATTTAAGATTCGTTCAACACTAAATAATTTACCTGCGTATTCTTGCGCAGTACTGTATATATCTAATTTGCCCATGAAAGAATCAAGTTTCATTTTTTCAATGAATGAATTTTCGTTTATGAACTCAATTGAAATATCGCTTTCTTTATCGTCCCACTCACTTTCAGTCATAACGCCAGTTGATATCACTTCTTTTTTCAACAAGTCTTTAAATACACAACTATACACTTTCCTAATTCTAGATATAAACATGAAAAACTTTAGATCTTCCTTCGTAGTTCGTGAGTCGTCATATGAAAAATCTTTGTCTGCGTCTGGGTTTATGTCAATGCGTGAAGATGGAATTTTAAGTGCTTTATATAATTTTTTTGCAAAGTATAAAATATCGTCAAGTTCTCCGAGATTGCCAGACTCATCAAGAACGTCTACTGTAGTACCCCTACCGCCAGAACGATTCGCGAACCAATAATCTTCAACCATTGATGTGATATGCTGTTGATTTGAAACTTCGCCAGTTTCATTATTATAAAACTTCTTATATTTAAATTTGCTCTGATAATCCCTCATCACTTCTGCACTTCGTTTACCAGGTAAATCACCGACATCTACGTTGAAAACCCTGCGAGAGATTGAACGCGAGAAACGTAATGGAATCAATAAATCTTCAAGTGTCTTTAAAACGTTTGCTGGTTTAAGTGCATAATCGAGGTAACTAAGAGTGATGTCACCATCATATAATCCGAAATCATCACGACAAATTTCCTCTGGGCTATATTCAGCTTTTTGCTTATCGTTTAAATATTTGTACGTAACGCTTTTCTTGTCGAAATATAACATGCACGGTTCAATCATTTTAATTGATTGAATACCATCTTTTGTGTTTTTACCGTATGCAGTATGAAAAATGATTTGACCATCAATGTAAGAGCGACGAACGATTGAATACATATTCCGATTCAAATTAGCTATTCTTGAAATTTTATCAAAGCTATTAGTGATAGCTTCAACTAACTTATCGTTTTCTTCATTTATTTTAACTTTGATAGGCAAGTTGTTATCATAAGAAAACATGATTTCATTTACAATTTCATCAACTGCATCAGTTACATCCGGCGTATTCGCTAGATTTCTATATAACATAATTTTGTCTTTTTGTTTTGCAAGCGTATTGCCAATTTTTGAGAATCCGAAAATAGATGACGCTGCTTGTTCGTCATCGAAAAATGCACCGGTATTTGGGTATGTATCAATGAGCGTATTATCATCTTCAACTTCAGAACTTAGCTCAACTTCTTTCTTTTTACTAAAAAAACTCTTTACAACTTCATTAATATTCATATATATATTTATAAATAATTTTATGAATTTTAACTTTAGCGACGCACCAGAATACGATTTACACTCATCAATGATAGATGAAGTCATCAATTTATATGGAATTGCAGTTAAATTTCTAATTGTTAGTAAAATAAATAGTGACGATTTAGTTTTCGGTGATTACTCTCACTTAAAAACTGATTCAAATAAAGTTTACGAATTATTCATGTTGCCAGAAGCGTCTGATGATTGGGAAGCATCTGATGTTTCCTTTGGACAATTTGGTTTATCGAATTTCGAGAACGTTACTTTATTTGTATCTAAAAATTTGATTAATGAAACAATTCCAGATATTGCATCTGGCATCAATAGAATTACCGGTAATATTATTGTGCTTCCAAACAATAAAATAATGGAAATTACAAACGTTTCTTGGGAAGTTCCCGGTATAAACAACTTATTCACTCAGAAAGACGCAAAATCCGTAATTAAATTATCATGCAAACCATATGATAATAAATTAGTTTCTGAACTTGACCCGATAGACATTTCAGTAGAACCAGATGTACCATATGAATCACTTGATAATTATTTCAATGAGCTTATAAATGTGTCTGATGCTCAGGATTAA